TAGGATATTCCTGCTACTAATAAAAAAGTAATAACAAGCCCTTGCCGTTTGTTGCCTACTTTGTCAATAGCTTTTCCGATAAACTTCCTGCCTATTCCCATTACTAATTCATTGACTAAAACCTTGGCAATATTCCCAACGGCTTTTAAAAACTTTCTTTCTTTCTTCGGTGCTTTTATTTCTTCCATTATACGATTATAAAAAATATGACATAATTTGAACCATCATAATGAGTAGATGAATCTATAGTAATAACAGAACCAGCAACGGTAAATTGAAAGCTAATAAGTTCCTGACCATTTTGGAAAATTAATAACTGCTCAAGATTTGAAGGCAATACGCCACTATTTTTAGTAACGGTCAAAACGTTAGTATAGCTATCTAAAAATGATTCTTTAAACACTTTTGTAACGCTGCTATTTTGAGTGTTTGGCTCGCTATTTGTCGGTGTAATACTTCCAGTTCCTGCAACACCACCGGCTGAATGATTAGATGTTCTTCCGGAATCAAAATCTAAACCACGATATAATACTGTTTTTTCTGTATAACCCATTATAACTGATCTATAATTTGTACAAATGTACCACTTACTATATCTGTTAGCAAATCTAAGTTAGCACTTTCCATTATGTATGTCAAGCCATCTGTTTCAATAGCTTTATGAGGATACCAAGGTTCGTCTAAATCTAACATTTGAAATGACATACTAACCATTTTCTTTACAGGAAATAATTGACCTTTTATTATTTCATTTACTAACAACTGACTTATATTTTTACCGTCACCAGTATTACCAACTCTCCATCCATTACCATCAGTAATCTGCCATGAATTAGAATCATTTTTAACACGAATTGCACCAGGCGATCCTAACGAAGGGCCATCACCGATAAACACTCTTTTTTTAACACTTATACTACTTGTATCATTATTAAAGGAACCAAATACAACAACATCGTTTTGACCATTTAAATTACCAGCTGCAAGATGTTCCATAAACAAATTACCTAACTCATAAAATTTAAGGTAACTTGTAAGTAAATCAGTATTATTAGCCGTTTGAACTCTTGTTAACATAAATCTTATTCCAACATCGCCACTTTCTGGCATTTGAGGACTTGTCCAATTCACAATTATATTATCAACACTTCCACCATTTGCAGGTAAAGTAGTTGATCCCCCTGGAATAACAAATTTATAATAATTGAATGATTGTTCCCATGATTGAGCAGTAAATGTATGTTGAAAACCATTATAAGAAACTTCTCTTTTTAGCCAATATTTTACATGATTTACTTTAACATAATTGATTTTACCTCTAAATGATGTATTTGGATCGAATGTTAATTGAGCAGTATTTATACAAACAATTCTTTCGTAATATTCACCTGATACATTTACAGTAAAAGTATCACCACCCATTTTTAAAGAAACAGATCCTGCGTCAACTTCAATACCAAATGATACATAATAAGTTTGACCTGATACCGGAGTAAAGTTAGTATATACTAAATTTCCTGTTGCGTTAATTGCATTAGCATACCCTAAAGCATCGCCATTATTATCGGAAAAAAACCATCCAGAGCCTAAAGTCCATGTTGTAATTTCAGGAGGCCGATTTGCAGTTAAAAAATCAATTAAGTTTACCGAAATAGGCCTTAATTCAATTACAAAAGCACCTTCAACAATATGTTCAGCAATAGGTGATACGCCAACTTGACTATCACGATATTTCATTACGCTTGTATAAGTTATTACTGCTTCATTATTATTATAATCTAAATCTTTAGCAGTAAAAAATTCTGTTGCTAAATTATTAAATATTTTACCAGACAATAAATTTACACTTGCAATATGTTCATATTCAATATCCAGGTCTTTTATATGACCATAATAACCCCATCTACCAGATGCAAGACGAATTAATTTAGTATTTACGTCACTATTATCATTTACAATAGATGTTTGAAAACTACTTTGTTGTAATAAAGTAGATGTCAAATAATAAATATTAATAATTACAGCTGAATTTAAATAGCTATTAGGCTGAACCATAAAAAATTTTCTATCGCTAAAAAAGAAACGCATACCTAATGGTATCATCATTCTTTTTAAAACATCATAGCACTTCATATAAGTGATATTGTCTTTAGTATCAATAGTATAAAAAACTTTATGATTAACCCTCATTCTAATTAATGGGTCAATGCTAGATGAATAAGTCCAACTATCTTCATGCCAATTAAAAGCTGATGCTAAAACACCAGTATTTATTCCATAAATTGACGGAACGTAAGTTATTTTTTGTAAACAATTATTTACATGATTTATAATAGTATCATCACCTTGATAAACATCATAACCATCAGGCTTATAATCTATACCTTTTAGCCAACCAATACCATCAACCGCGTTTATATCATAAAAATACCCTACAGACAAAGCAACGTCATCGTATTCAACAAGATCTGCTAAAATATAACCATACCAATAAAAATTAGGTGCGTCACTGGTATCATAACCTGTCAATCTAATTGTAAATCTACCTTCAGGGCTAACTAAAAAGTCAGTAAGAAATTGCTCTTTAACATTGTCGTTTATTAAAATACTAAATTTAAAATTAGACGCTATGATTGGTGCGTATCTTTCTAATCCATTTTCTACATCTGATTGCCAAGTTATACCAGCGTTTATAACGTCAACCGTACTTGTAACACCTGAAAAATTAGCATCATCTATAACAAGATAATATTTACGACCTTTTTCTGAATAAAACGTAGAAGTATATCGTGCTGCCATTATCTTATTCTTGTATTTACATTTCTTGCTTTTTCCATAATAACCAATAAATCACTTCCGGCAACTCTTGTAGTCAATACGTAAGGATCACCACGACCTACATCACCTAACATACTTTTAAGTTTAGATAACGGAGCAATAACTTCTGGGTCATAACTTGCACCACGGTTATCACCTACAGTTGCTAAAGTAGGGCCAAACGCTAAACCTCCTTTTGCAAGTTTTACTGAATCCATTTTTGATTTTAAAAAGGATACAGCAGCAATTCCTAAACCTATAGCCAACATCGTACCAAATGGCCCTGTTCCATCAACTATTGATTTTTTAACCATTTCAACTAATAATAATTGCAAGGCAGCATTTACCGCATCTAACATTACGCTTACAAATGTTTTTCCAAATGATAATATGGCATCTTCTCCACTTGCTAAGGCAGTTCCCAATGCTACAAAACTTTCAGCTAAAGCATTACCTAATTTATCGCTTAATGCATCTCCTACACTATTTATAGCATTTTTTAAACCCTTAAAAGCGTCTGTTAATGTGTAAATTGATTCTTTTGGTACATTTTTAATATTATCATAATATTCCTTTACAGCTTTTTTACCTTCATCTAATAATCTTTGATTAATTAAACCTTGCAATTCACCACCAGCAAGAGCATTTTCTATAGATGGTGTCATTATATCTAATGTTTCTTTTTTTGCATTTATATCAACATTTCTATAATCAGCTTGTGTTTGTTCTGGGTTTTGTAGTGGTTTAAAATCAGTCCAAGAATCTATTTTTTCAAGTTCCTTTAGAGCAGATATTACTGCTTGAATTTCAAATTTTACAGACCTAATTTGTTTTGCTAATTCCTCTGCACCATCAGAATTTTTACCATAAAGCAAAACTTGATCTTCATATTGTTTTTCAAGGTTTTTTAAAGTTTCTTGTAATTGCTCGTATTTTGTTTTTGCCTTATCTAATCCAGTAGAAGTTTCAGTGTCACCAAATAATTTATCATCTAAAACAGGTACATCACCTAATAATTTATTTAATTCTTCAGATGTTTTTGACCACGCTGATTCTATTACAAGGCTTTCTTTTTTTATTTTTTCTACCTCTTTAAATAAAGATTTTATTTTTTGAGTATTTGAAGCTGCTTCTATTGCCGTTAATGGATTTAATCCTACTTTACTAATTTCCTGATTCCTTTTTCTTAATTTTTCTATTTCAAAATAAGCTTGTTTTTCTCTATCTAATAATTGAACTGATCTTTCAAGTTGTTTATCAGCAACCCCTTGTAATTTCATTATTTCAAACTTCTTCGCTAATTCTACATTTAAAACCTTCATTACTAAAGACATATTATTTAAATAGTCTTGTTCGGTTTTTAAATCAGGAAGATATTGTCCATATTTATCTTTTATATCATTAATTAATTTTAATCTTAATTTATTACTTGTATTAGTATCGTTTATAAGTTTAAAACTAAATTCTAATTGTGTTATTTCTTTCTGCATTTCTCTTGCAGAACTTGACAAATAACCAGACAAATCATCTATAGGTTTGTTTGCTTGGTGAACATTATAAGCAAAAAGAGCAATTGCAGCAGCGGCCGCTAAAGCAATAGTTACCCAACCGCCCGTAGTAATTTTAATAATTCCAGTAAGTTGATCATACGTTGACATAAACCTTATAAGTCCACCAAATGCCATCGTTAATGTACCGACGGCACTCATTATTTGACCTATAACCCAGGCTAATGCACCACCAATAGCTATATATTTGGCAGTTATTACAATTAATTCTTTTGTTCCTTCGCTAAGACCGCCCCAAAATATTAAAAGGTTCTCTATTCTATTTGTAATGCTTTTTAGGACGCCCTCTAAATCTATATTTTTTAAAATAGCTTTACCTAACTCTACCTGGGCAAATTTAAGACTGTCTTTAAAGTTATCTAAATTATTTCTTAATCCACCAGTAGCCGCTATGACCGCAGGTAATGTTTGCAAAGCACCAACCAAACGCATATTAAAATCTTCGGCAGCAATGCCAGTTGCCCTTACCTTTTCTATATTTCTTGTACCAAATGCTTTTTCTAATGCATCACCAATCAAAGGAACATTCTCCTGTAAAATACCAAAATCCTCTTGAAGGATTCTGTTTTTACTGATCATTTGGGTTAACTGTTTTGTAACAGAGGCAAGATTTACCGCACCACCACCACTTGCAGCAATAGCAGTACCAAAACCTATTAATGTTTTTCTAGCTTCTTCGGCAGTTAAACCCACCGCTTGTAAATTAACAGATCCCCTAACCGCTTCTTCAAATCCTAATCCAGGTAATTTAGCTGCCTCTTTCAACTTTACCATTTCACCAGCAGCCGCATTAGCACCACCCATTATACCAGACAATGCTCTTTCTAAACTATCAAAATCAGCAGCAGCATTTACGGCAGTAGCTCCGATTGCCATTAATGGGGCAGTAAAACCAAGACTGATACCACGCCCAACCGCAAGTGACTTTTGGGAGAAAGCAGTTATGTTTCTACCAATAGTCTTTAAACTCCTTTCAAATGGAGTAGCATCAGCCCTGATTTTTATACTAAGTATTCCTGCCATTATTTTATTTTTTCTCCGACACTTTTAGTTTTTATAACACCATCCATAAATTTCATCATGTCGTAGTCTTTTACAGTCAAATCTCTCTTCTTTGTTTTTCCATCCCAATCAAATTTAATTAAATCTGTTGGTTTAAGGTTAGAAGTTTTTGACGTATGAGGCATAACATTCCAATATGCCATAAACCTAGTTTGTTCCCAGGTTCTTTTGTATTCCGAATCTTTGTTATCAAAATGACCTTTAATCTTTATTAATAATTCTCTAAAGTCAAATTGATTCATTTCATCCGGTGTCATCTGTAAATCACCCAAACACAACCTCTCTATATCCTCTACCTCTAAAACTTTTGTATTTGGGTCACTTATTTTTTTTCGTTTGATTTTTCACCTCCCATACTTTCTGATAACAATTCACTAAATTTATTAACCATATTATAATCGTCAATAAGTTCAGCAAATGTTTCCAAAGTAAATGGATTTGGTATGGCTTCTCTTTTGTAGCCATTTTGTACACCTAAATACAACACCTCATACAATAAAGTTAAATCGTCTTCAAGTGCTTTAGAAAATTCAGAAAATTTAATTTTTTTCTGTTTAAGAAACAGCGACAAAGCATAACCACCAATTTTAAATGGTATGTCTTTGTCTTCAATTTTTACATGATTTACCGAGGTCATAAAAATAATTTAAAAAGTTTAAGGCTAAAGGGAGCAAGACTTTCCTGCCCCCAAATAGCCTCGTGTAAATATTATGCGCCAGTTGTTTGAACTGCTTCGTTAGAAAATTGACTTGTACCAGCAGAGTTTATTGCGGCAACCCTAAAAGTATATGATGTTGCAGCAGTAAGCTCACCAATACCTGTTGTAAACTGTTGACTTGTAAAAGTTCCTGCAAAAGTTTGATAATCATTAACAGTACCAGAAGTAAGTCTGTATTGAATATTGTAATTAGTTAATGCAGGAAAACCTACTTGCGAAGGAGCAGTCCAATTTAATTGTATTCTTTGTCCTGTAACTAATGCCGTTGCAACCAAGTTTGTTGGAGCAGCTAATACAGAATTTGTTACTTTAGTTACAGCACCATTAATTCTTAAAGAAGCTGAAGCTGTTACGTTTTCTTGATTAGCTGAATTAAGGGACAAACTCTCAATAAACG